ATTATTAATAAGTCTCCATTCGGAAACGTTATACACTCAACCATGCCACCTACAAAGTCCTGCGCCTCTTTAAGTGTTGGAGTATTCTTTTCGTCGTCAATGATCTTAAACTCGCTGACGTCTGTGTTTGTTTTTGTTTGTTCCATATTATACCTTTCTTGTTAATAGGATTATCCTATCAACTTTGTCTAGTTTCGTCAACCTCTAATTTTGTAGTTGTATAACTTCCATAACTATATTCATGACGTTCTTTTGTAGGGTCCTTGATTGGTGTTTCAAGGCACTCGGTCCTCGGTGCAATGGCTACGATTTCATTAACGTACTTGTGGAAGAAATCATTGTAGCAACCTTGACTACAAAACAATGACCATGCATTACCATTATTCCAATTGTTTAATTTAATCTTACGAGTTCTCAAAACCTTTGAGCCCTTGACACCTCGCACTCTGTCAACAGTATGTCTGGTATGGCACTCTGGTCCATGACACCAATTAAAATCGCTCATACTAAAACTCCTATTGTCATCAATACCATAAACACTACGAAGAATGTCCAAATTACTGCAAGTTCTTTTATGTTCATTAGTGCCTCACTTTCCATGTTGTAGTTGCAGTTCTATAACCATGTGCGTCTAGATCATAATAAACATAATAAGGTGTTCCATTTTTAGAAACTCCATATCTGCTTTTCTCGTCATGTTTGCCTTGTCTAGTAATATGTTTTTTGTGCTTACTAGCCCAATAAGTTATGTAGAATGTTTTGTTTGTCATTTATACCTTTCTGTTATGTAAGGGATATTATAGGATATCCCTTACATTGTCAAACATTAATTTAAACTATTTTGTTGTTCTTGTAATAGTTGTTTTGCAATCGCAATTTTTTCATCACGAGTTTGTTCAACCTCATCTGTTAATAGATCAGCTAAATTACTCGGACTATAAATTGATAAAGCCATACTAGAATGTGCGTCTAATATACTTTCATTTAAAACTACACCAAGTTTGTCAGCTAGTTCTTTTGCTTGGTCAAAGTATCTGTAAGATTTCAAACCAAGTTTTAGTTTTTCCATTTTTTTATTTACATGGTCAAATAAACATTGATGATTTCTTACAACCTCTTGTTCAGCAGTTTTGAAAAGTTGAAAAAACTCAAACTCTGCAGAGTTGGTATCAAACTTTCTACTATGACAATATGATGTTCCAATTACCCAAAGTTTGAAATCATTTTCCCACTCATCTTTAGGAAACATTTGGGACTTGCTTACATCATTACGACTACCAAAACCCAAAAACTTATCAACTTGACTTTCGGAATTATAATAAGTCGGATTTCTTTTTTCGTAGTTGTCGCCTAATCTAACATTGAAATCTGCGTCAATGCCTTTTGCTTTTATCTCATCACGATAGTAAGAAGTTAGAAAGTCCTTATCCATGTCGCCAAACTTAATATGAACATCATCATAATATTCTTTTTTATTTCCATTATAATCAGTTTCATATTTTGGTGTAGAGTTTTGAATATAAAAACAATTATCATGGTAAAGATCGCCACCACTACTACCATACTTTTTAATCATAGAACGAATTGTATCTATATCTTCTTGTGGTTGATGATTTCTTACTAAAACTTCCATACGAATTTTTGCCTCTTTTCGTAAAGAGTTGTAAGTGTCTTTTGCTTGTTGCCATGATTTCTTAAATTTTGAATTATCTTCAAAATGATTTTGAAATACATCAGCAATCACTTTTCGCTTATCTGCGTTAAGTGTTATTCTTTTTTGTTTTTCCATATTTATATTTCCTTTCATAAAAATTGTTTTAGCACTTGACAATAGGATAGTCAAGGATTATATTGTATTTATTCTATTAAGTTCAAAACTTACCTCTGATAGATACTGACCTCTTTTTGCTGTAGAACGGTCGTTAAACTTTGAAACAGTAGGGCAGATCCAGTGTCACACCACGCTCCTTGCGTCGTCTTCACTGGATACTGATCCCTGGTCTAATAAAGGTAGTTAACTGCGCAGACCGACTGTTAGACCTGGGATCAGTAGGTCTGCAGGAAATAGATATACATCCCTGCTGATCCCTGGTCCATTGCTAGTCAGGAATAATCCGCGGTGATGTGATGGACCAGGGATCAGTGAGCACTGGATACAGTGATAGGCCCTGGTGCACCGGTAAACAATTGCCGCTGGGCCTCAGCCTCACTGGTCCTGCATTGCGCCGGAGAGTAAGTTCAGCTATTGCTTTAGAACTGGTAAGGCGCAAGCTGCAAGAAAGGAAAAAAATTTATGAGTAGAAGACCCGGAAGAGGAATGCAAAAAGTTTACATTGGCCACCTGCGCTGGCTTCAGGACCAGGGCCCAAGCTACAAGCAGCAAGCGACAAGCTGCAAGCTTCAAGCCGCAAGCTTGACAAGGGACCTGTATTGTGTTATAGGATATTCAAGGAGAAAGAAATATGAAAGTAAATGAAGCATTAAAAATTACAGACAGCTTCACCAGAACAAGCAAGATGCCGGGCCTGAGTTACAGTCTTCCCGCGTGGGAATGCAAGACCGGCTGGAAGCTGTCACAGGTAGAGGGCACGCCCTGCTTTTTCTGTTACGCTAAGAAGGGCAACTATACCAGATACCCGGCAATCAAAGAAGCTCAATACAGGAGACTAAAAGCAATTAACCATCCGGACTGGGTCCAGGCCATGGCTACCGTGATCAAGCGCCAGAAGTTTTTTAGATGGCACGACGCCGGCGATGTACAGAGCCCTGAACATATGCAAAAAATTTTAGAGGTATGCAGGTTAACACCAGACACGAAGCACTGGCTGCCAACGCAAGAGCGGCAGTACCTGCCAGCACCTGAAGAGGTTCCAGCTAACCTGGTGATCCGGCTGTCACGTAGCAAGATAGACGGACCTGTGCCAGCTGCCTGGTCTCATGATTCAGGAGTCACGACTGGCGAAGCTCGAACCTGTCCAGCCCCGGACCAGGGCGGCAAGTGTTTAGATTGCAGAGCCTGCTGGAATAAAGAAATTAAAAGTGTTATATACGGCAAGCATTAATGAGTTTTACATTTAAACATCCAAAGTATTATACAGAATTACGTAAGCTGCGTAATAAATCGGATCAGGCCATTAGCTATGGGACGGCATCGACGGATGACGCTGGCGTGCGACCTGATCCGGGCCTCAAGCAATGTGACTCTCAGGTGGTGAACCAGGTAAAGCTGTCATCACAGTCACAAGCTTCAAGCGCCAAGCTCACTAAGCAACAAGCGGCAAGCGTCAAGCCCCGTGGCACAAGCATCAAGCTTCAAGCCGCAAGCGTCAAGCTCCATGATTCTTGAACCACGGAAAAGTTTCACGGTGCCTGGACCAAGGGCCTCTACCATAATAAAGGTGTTGTGTGGATGACGTGTGTGGAAGCTAATTTGGTGTGGTGAGAATCGTATTTTATTCCCTTTGCATACCTTCAATTCTATTGTGAAAAAGTGGCCAGAAGCATTGCAGACCAATAGATCAGGAGTCCCATGTAAGCTATTATTTTCAAGTCGTATAAGCGAAAATTTTTTAAACTTTCTTTTAATTTTTTCATAAAATTTCTGTTCTGGTTTCAAGGGAACTTAGTAGTCCTTTTGAAGCTTCTCAGGTAAGATAAGACTTGATGCTTTTTGAGTTTTAAGAACTAATCTGTGTGCACTATGACCAGGTTGACCTATGATAGGATGAACATTCTCATGTACTTCCATACGTCTAATGGCATGTAACTTACCATTAATCTCTACAAAGATAACTGCGTTCTTGACTGCATCAGACCCTTCAGTAAAGGAACCTAAAAATTGTTGTAAGTCCTGTACTCTCATGAATCTTTTCTTAACTTAGATGATAAGTCCTCTATCACTTTTTTATAACCTTGCAACAAATTTTTATTTTTTTCATTCTCTGATGCAATTTGTTTTAATTCCCAAATTTCTTTTTTTAAACTATCAATCAAAGCGTTATATCCATCAATGACTTTCAAAAGTTCGTCTGGTGTTTTATGTACTTTCATGTATTGACTTTATAGGATAGTTCCCTTAAAAAGTCAACTATGGGAGTTCCAAAAAGATTAACAGAAATGCAACAGCGCTTCGCTGAGTTCTTGGTATTCGGTGGACCCGAAGGACCAATGACTAAACGTGAAGCAGCTATAGCTGCAGGTTACAGTAAAGATAGAGCTATGAGAGAAGGATCAGAGTTAACTAATCCCAAATACTCTCCACTTGTTGTCAAGTATATCGGTGAACTGAAAGAAGAAAGATTACGTAAACACGAAGTAACTTACGAAGGTCACATTGCAGAACTTGCTAGACTACGTGAAGCCGCTTTGAAAAAAGGATCATTCTCTTCAGCAGTGAACGCGGAAGCAAACAGAGGAAAAGCAGCAGGATTATACATAGATAGGAAAATAATAAAAACAGGAAAACTAGAGGACATGTCAGAACAAGAGCTAGAAGCAAAAATGAAACAGATCTTAGACGATTACTCACAGATAATTGATGTGACTCCATCTGCTATAACTTCTGAATCTTCTTCACCCAATGACGAGGAATCATCGTCCGATCCCCAAAAGTAATACCATCCTCATCCTTATCATACGACGCAAACATCTTAATATGTTTATCTGTCTTCTCGTACAACCAACCTTCATTGACTGGATAAGATAGTTTCATCTTATCAAATTCTTTTTCGTTAGCCCAGCCAGAGTCACTGACGCAGTCGACCCACTCCACTCTAACTTTCGGAAAAGGTATATCGGTAGATCTATCAGTTAACGACAATTTTCTTCTTTTCCTAGGCATGTATAGGATTATAGCACAGATTTAAAAAATAAAAATATACATTCGCGCGCGCGAACCGCATTTTGAATGGTACATTATAAAGTGTACCAAAAATAAAAAGTGTACCAAAAAGTGTACCACTTTTGACCTTATTTTATGCGGTAAAACTGCAAAAAGTACACTTGGACAGATGATTTTCAGAAAAAAAAAAAAAAAAAAATAAAATCTGTCACAGAATCTTATAGTACGAATTTGTCCTTACTACTTGCCTTATTGTCGCCATATTTACGCTCATAAATAGCCTCAATCTCTGTCATCAGCTCAACTATGTACTGCTCTTCTAACTTATCTATCTCCGATAATGCCCTATTTATGATATCTTTCTGACGTTTTATTGCCTTATTCTTGGTGTGGATTAGATCGATCCCCCACCTTGTTTGATCTGTCATGCTTTCTTACTCCTGTTTGTCGTTCATCTTTCTGTGCATAAGCGATTGCTTGCTGCCTGCATTTATCTCCAGCTACTTTAGAAACGTTATAATCTAGCCATTCAGCGTGATTATTTAGTATCTTGTTCATTTCTGGTGAAGTCTGTAGCCCTAAGTTCCACCTTCTCTTTTTCTTCTTCATTTTTTAACCATTCATTGTAGTAAAAATCTTCATTCTTTATTATTTCATGTAAAGTGTTACCTCTATATTCATTATCTGAAATTTCATCAGTACTAAAAATTAAAGAACATTGATCTTTAAAAAATTCAGTTGCACCCTCAATACTATTTTCATTTAAAAAACATGAATATCGTTTTTCTTCATATTCATCTTTTCCCAATATAACTAACTCAACTTTAGCGTCCATGTCATAGTTTAATAATTTATGTATCAGTTCTCTTACTTTCATTAAAGTCCTCCTCTTTCATTGGTTCTTTTGTTTGTTTTTCACTAAACACTAGCTCATGATACATGTCTAGTCGTTTAAGAAATTTGTGTTTCCAGGTCCGTAGTTCATGGTCCGTGATCCTAAATTCTTGGTAATATAAGTCAGGCGTGCATACCATGATAACTCCTTGGCGGATACTGGACCCGTAGACATAGTCGTGTGCCATGGCGTATGCTGCGATTTGAAGATAATAATCTTCGATCCATTCTTTCTTCTTCGGACGATTGGCCTGCTTGAAGTCAACAACAGTTTCAA